CTTCTAAGGAAACTCACAAAAACCTATCCACAAAGACAAACCCAACCCGCTCCTACAAATTTCCGCGGGGTGGAGCAGCCCGGTAGCTCGTCAGGCTCATAACCTGAAGGTCGCAGGTTCAAATCCTGCCCCCGCAACCAAAATTTCCTCAGTGAAATCAACGATCTAGGCCACCTTCGGGTGGCCTTTTTCGTGTTGCATCCTTATGAGCTTCGCTCATAACATTCCCAAGCATTATCAACGCTTTACTAAACCCTCCCGGCCGTTCCGTGCAACACAGACGCAACACGGAGGGGATGGTGTGTTCTGCATTCGTGCCTATGGGGCTGGCGTCAGGACAAAAGGCGATTGCCTTGATTGATATTCTTCTTTTAGATTAAAATCCGTTTTTTGCGTTTTGGGTGTAAAATGAATAAAAATATTTTCTTATTTGGTTGTATCGCTCTTGTCGCCCTTTATGGGTGTGTTGTGGTGTACAAAACCCCGGAGCAACTTAGGTTGTCAGGCAATGTTAAAACATGGAGTGTTTCGTCTGAAAGAGAGCGGGTCGTAGATTGTCTTCTGCCCGTTCTTGATCCAATAGAGCCGTTTTCGATCGGATCTGAGACGCGACCTCCATTCTCACGAATTCGTAGTGATAAAACAGAGATATTGTCAATGGATTCAACTGTAGTTCTTTATGTCATCGACGTTATTCAGGAGAAAAGCGTAACAAGGGTTAATTATTTTGTGAACGAAAATTATAGAAAGAACATCGATCATCAGGTCGATCTGGCGGTAAAGCGGTGCGGATTGAATTGATTTATTTGGACGGATGTTGGTGTAATTTTTGCCCCCAAGGAAATCAGGGGTTTCCTCGAATTTGAGGACACCCAGCCCGCCGGGGTCGGTGGGAATTCTACCCCACCCCGGCCAGGGCATTTACCGGGCACGGCGGTAATTGGTGCGAGGTGCCTTCTAATCCGAAGTCACCTTTGAGCGCCCCGGAATGGGGCGGTCGTGATCCCGACCGACGTCCATCGGAATCCCGATAGAGGTAGGCCGGGATTCCGGCCTACCTGCTACGACCGCACCAGGGCCAGAAGATCGGCGGCCAGGGCGATGGCGCGGTCATGGGATAGGGGGACCATCACCAGCCGGTCGGCCCCGGCGTAGACCGTCATGATGATCGGCGCACCTCGGGCGTCCTGGGTGACCACGACACGCGGGGGTTCGGGGATCATGTCTCCCCCCGTTCGAGGAAATGGGCGGCCAGGGCATCAAGGCCGGTGGACAGGGCCAGACGTTCGAGCCCGACAAGATCCTCGTCGCCGTCAGGCCGGGACCAGCCGGGCTTGTCGCCGTCGATGGCAATCCGCCACGTAGTGAATGAGGGCTGAGGGGCTTTGCCGTGTGCTGGGGCGAAAGCATCATCGGCAGCACGCAATGCCAACCAGGCGCGGCGCAACGGATCAGGCCAGGTCGTCCAGGTCGGCCGGTCGGGGGTAAGCCCCGGCCAGGGGCGGGCACCAACCAGAGAGCGGAACGCATTCGCCGCGGCGGTCTGCCGCTCGCTCAGGCTCTCGATGCCGCGGTGAACATCGCTGCGAACTATCGTGCCATCGGACAGGATGCCAGCCAGCGCGGCCAATCGATCGACCGGGAGGCCGAGAAGGCGTTGCAGCCCCTCCATGACGATGCGGCGCCGATCCGGCGACAGCCGCAGCGGAGAGCGGAGAAAAACGCCTAAAGACTGGTCGGGCAGCCCTGCGGCAATCTCTGCGAATTTGACGTTGCGGTGGGGACTGGCGATGATCGCGGCCTTCACCACCTGGGCCAGTTCCGAATCGTCCGCCGTGATCCGTGCCGGGCGCGGGTCGGTGTCCATCACCGAACCTGCAAGGTCCAAGTCGCCTTCGCCGGATCGCTCTGCACTGCGATGACGTTCCAGGTCTGCCCGTCTGCCGTCACGGTGTCGCCGGGGGTCGGGGTGGTCTTGAGGGTGGTGGCGAGGATCGAAACCTTGCGGTCCCCGGCTTGGACAAGCTGGCTGGCGAGATAATACGCTCCCCAGTCCTCAACGAGCCCCTTGGCCTTGAAGGTCTTTGTGACCCCTGGGGTCACACCGCCTGTTCCGGGATCATATTGGCCCCCACTGACGCGGTTCAATGTGATGGGTAGCATCACACCCGCCAGCGCCCGGCCGATGGTCTTGGCGATGCCGCCCTGAAGGGGGGAGGCCATCAGAACACCAGCCGAGCGGAAGACCCGTCTTCCGATTTGAGGAAGGGTTTCAGCAGCGCCCGCACGGTGTCGGGCAGGGTCTTCGCCGGGGCGCGGCCGTCATATTCCAGGCGCACGGAACCGGCCTGGATCGCCTGAACTCCCTTGTTGCTGTCGTCTTCGGTCAGATCCTCGGACAGGAGGCGAAGCGCAAGCTCGCATTGTGCCGCCTGGATCGCCGAAGGGATGGTGGTGTTGCCGATCGCCCGGCCTTCGGCGTCGTAGACACCCTGTCGGGGCCAGGAAAGGGCCTGGGTGGTCGAGGTGATGGCGCCGACGTAGCATTCCCGGTCGAGGATGCCGGCGGCCATCCGCAATGCCTTCTCGCGGTCCTGTTCGTCCGCGTCTTCCCAGGCGGTGGCGTAGAGGCGGCCGGCGAAGTAGGCGTCGGCGTCCTCAACGGTGATGAAGGTGTCGGTGGCGAGGATCAAGGCCATTGGTCACCTCTGGGGGGAAAGGGGGCGCCGGCTCCGCCAGCGCCCCTTGTGCCGACCGCGCCCCCAGGAAAGAGGCCGCAGGCTCTCGGGGTTGCTTTCGCGAGACGGCGACTTCCCGAGTGAGGCCGTCGCGGCACGTCTGGGCGCGAGCCCACCCCCGCCGCCGGGGCGTCTCCCGATGGTCAGCCCACCGGAGCGAGATAGGCGCCATAGGTCACGCTGGGGGTCGTGCCCGACAGCGTGGCCTTGATCCGAAGATGCGTGGCGCCGGGTTCATGCTGTTCGATCAGCCGCCCGGACAGCGGGATTTCATAGGTGCCCGTGGCGACGACGGCCGGCAGGGTGGCGACGGCCACCGGCGAGGAAAACCCGCTGGCGGTGTCGGCCTCGATGCTGAACACGGCCTGTTCGTCGCCGGTCGTGCGGTCGATGGCGGTGACATGCACCACGGCGGCGAAGTTGCCGAACTTGTCCGCGTCGAAGGCGACGGCGGCTTCGGCGGCGGTGCTGGTTTCGGCCCCATCGGAGGGGGCACGCAGGACCAGGGCGGAGTCGAAGGTGCGGATGGCAACCATGATGTTCCCCTCCCTTACGCGTTGTTGATGCGGGACAGGCGAGCCGCCGCCTTCGGGTGCTTCAGCACCATCGCGGCGAACCACTCGACCCGGGTACGGAAGGCCGGCTTGTTGGGCAGTTCGCCAAGGTCGCGCACGTCCACCGGGGCGGTCTGAATGCCATGGAACGAGCCCATGTCGAACTTCACCGCGTAGATGCTGGCGGTGTCGGTGTTGCCCGACCCGTCGTCTTCGTCGAAGCCCAGGATGGCGTTGCCCTCGTCGTCGTCTTCGACGATCCCGATGGGAATCCCGGCGTAAGTGGTCAGGGGGCGGCCCAACTGGTCCACCGTCATCGTCACGGCGGCGGTGCCGGCGGCAAGGTCGGTGATCTTGCGCCGCATTGTCTTGTTCATCAGCAGCAGGTTCGGGGTGCCCTGGATGGCGTCGATCAGCTCGTTCACCTTCGCCAGGGTCAGGGTAGCGCCGCCCGTCGCAAGCTGGATGTGTTGCCCGCCGGTCAGGCGCCGGTTCAGGCCGTCGAACTCGCGCGGGTCCGCTTCGCTGTTGCCGTCGAAGAAGGTCTTGGCCCACCGCAGGGCCAGCGCCTTCGACTTCAGCCCATCGTGAACGGCGCGCGCATCGTTGGTGCCGGTGCCTGTCGAAACCAAAAAAGTGTCGTAGTCGGAATCGCCGCCGCAGATCTTCAGCGCTTCGACCTGCGGATTGATGATTCCGGTGCTTTCCGAATAGCTCTCGCCGATGCCCCGGAAGGCCACGCCCGGCAAGGTGCCTTCCCGGTTGTAAACGTATGCAGGGCCGTTGATGTTTTCGAACGGCAGGTTCAGCAGAACGGGATTCTCGCGGGCGAAGATCTCGACCACGCCCTGAACCAGGGGCGACGGGTTGAGCTTGGCCCATTCGAGTAGGGTGAGCATGGCTTATGCCTTTCTCGCGTATCCAGCGGCCAGCTTGGCGGCCGGCGGCAGGGTGGACAGGTCGATTTCCCGAGGCGTCGTTTTGGGCTTGCTGGTGTCGGTTTCGGGCACGTTCACTGTGCCGGTTCCGCCACCGAAAACCCCCGTGCCCTTGGCCTTCTGGAACCACTTGATCTTGTCCGCCGGGGACAGCCCATCGGGGATCAATGGCTTCAGCGCCTCGGGCACCTCGGACAGGAATGCGTCGGCGACGGCGGACAGTTCGCTTTCCAGCGCACGCCGCTTGCCCACTTCCTCGTCCAGACGGGCCTTCGGGATCATGTGTTCCATGCTTTTCGCTGCATCGGTCGCGGGGGCGCCGTTATCGGACGGCGAGGCCGGGGTATCGGTCATGCTTGTGTTCCTTGGAAGGTCGGGCCGGCGAAGCCGCCAACCCCCAGAGTTGCGGTTTCGTCACGGCGCCGGGCCAGTTCGGCCAAGGCGTCTTCGCGGGTGCGGATGTCGGGATTGTCGGCGAGCATGGCGTCGACTGCGGACCAGATGCCCAGATCAAGGCGCCGCTGGTAGGCGTCGAGGCGTTCGGCCTCGGACATGGAAGTCCCGATCTCGCCGAAGTCGGTTCGCAGGACGGCCCCTTCGGGGATCGTGCCGGGCTGGTGGGTGTTGACCACTACCTTCAGCACGTCGAACAGCCGGGCCTCATAGACGCGCCACAGTTCCACGTCGTCCTGCCGCGCTTCGATCAGGTCGCGGTTTTCGGCCTCTTTCGCCGCGCCGCTTTCAGCCTTCGAATCAAGCTCGAACACGTTGGCGGCAAGGTCGTTTGCCACGGCCGTCTGCTTGATCAGGAATTCGATGGCCCGCAACACTTCCTCGATGGGGGTGTTCGGGGCCGCGAATCCGAATTTTCCGTCCGAAGGCAAAGTAATCGCCCGATCCGGGCCGGTGCGGATGGTGTCGCCCACCGGAACGCCCGCCGCCCACGCCTGACCGTGTGCCTGAAGCTCGATGGCCCGCCACAGATTGGCGCCGGCCACGTTGACGGCCTGCTGGGCTTCGATCAGGTCGTCACCGCCGGCCAGGAAGAACGCATCGTCGGGTGCCTCATCGAACAGCGGGACGAAGGGCAGGACGCCGTAGGGATTCACTCCCTGGGGATTGCCGGCCAGGGGCAACACGTTGCCGCGCCAGTCTCGACGCTGGTAGCTGGTTGCCGTCCAGTCCGAATAGGTGGTGTCGGCATCGTTGGCGCCGGGGTGCGTGACGATGATCCGGGATGGGGCCTCGGGATCGTCGGCCACCACGTCGAGAATGGAGGGCGTCACCACGGCCAGCGTCGGCCGGGTGCCGTTCCAACCGACTTGCAAGGCGGTCGTCTTCAGCAGCTTGGTCAGCCGGTTCGCCTTCTTCAGGGTCAGGTTCGCGCCGATCTCCCGGTACAGCGCCTCGCCCGCCGCCTGCTCCCACCCCTCGAATGAGCGGATGGGGGCCGTCTTGTAGACCATCGCCCGTTTGTTGACGATCTTCCGCACAAGATTGATTTGGAACAACCGAAAGTCTTCGGGCCGGGACCAGCGGCGCCGAATCAGCGCCAACAGATCTTCCGCTTGCTGGTCCCGATAGTATTTCAGCCAAAGTTCAGCCTTCGCCTTTCGCGCCGATGACGCCTTGACGATGCCGATGAAGGGGTCTGCGCCCGACTTGACCGAGAAGAATCCCATGTCAATAAAATATCAGGCACATAAGTAAATATCAACGCCTCACCGTGTGGCTTCCAATGTTTGTCACCTTCAATGAGAAAAACTCATTAAACGAAATTGGGGCGCATCCGGCGCGTGACTTGTATTTATTGTACATATCGTCAACGGTTGTCATTGATTTGCACTGTTCGGCGCACATTGGCACTATGCTTCCGCCATTCAGGATGCACAAGGAGGCCGAGGGGCCGATGGCGTCGCAGTGCAGCCCCACCACCTCGTATGGGTTCAGCTCGATGTCGCGGAGGGCGAAAATCGACCAAGCGAGGCTGTAAACGTGATCATCGTGCAGCCCTTTTGCCGCCTCGAACACGGGGATGCTGCCCTTGCTGGTCCCTGTCGATTCCAGGCGGTATTCGAAGACGGCCATCTCACTCAGCAGCTTCTCGAACGCCGGGTGGATATGAAGCCGGCCCTCGCTGGCCGCGTTGTAGAGGGCCGTGAACGCGGCGGCCTGCCGCTCGCGGGTTGCGGACACCATCTCGTGATCGAAGGGTTGATCCGCGCACCAGGCCCCCAGGTCTTGGGCGTTGAAGGTTTCCAGCGCCGCCCGCGACATTCCGAAGTCCTTGTGGTATCGGCTGAACGCTTTCTTGACCCCGGCGGCCGAACTGAACGTGATGGCGTCCGAGGCCAGGACGTAGAAGTGTTCGTCCTCCCCGATCAGCGTCTTCAGGGTGCAACTCGTCACCGTGCTGTCACCGTGCAATGAAAAGCCGTAGGCCCGATCCAGGGCACCGCCCACCGCGAACGCTGCGCCGTTCACCAGGGTCGGAACGTCGATGGCGTAGCTCTCCCGGCATTTTTCGATGATTTCGGCTGGGAACAGAGCCGATGACGCGGCCGTCCACTGGTTCAAATGCTGTTGGCAGAACTCGGCCGGCAGCATCTGCGCCGCGCGGCTCCGCAGCTTCGCCGGGGCGATCCAGCGCGGCCCCCTTGCGATGGCGTCTTCAAGGTCGCGGTATTGGATGTGGCTGAACAGCAATGAGGGGTCGGCGCCGCGCTCCGCCACCTGTGCCAGCACATAAAGCGGGCTCGACCGGCTGCCCGTGGTGCTGTCCACCAGGACAAGCCCATCATCGGTGTCGATCGTGCTGGAGGCGAGCGTCTGATAGACAACATCGCTTCTGGCCGCGTGAAGTTCGGAGACTTGGGCCACGCTCAACTTTTTGCCGTAAAGGCTGGCCGCGTTCGCCGGGAATCCTTGGATGATATTGCCCAAGGCTTCATAGGCGATGCTGTCGGCCCCGACCTTGATCGAGCCTTCGTCCACCAGGAGCTTGGAATAGGGTGTTTGCTCGATGATTGTCTTGGCGAGCTTGAAGGCAGTGTCCACGGACTGCCGCTCGCTGTTTGCGACGATGGCGACGGTCTGGGTTCGCCGGGTCAGAAACCGCCACACGACAATCAGGGCCGATACCACCGTCTTCCCATGGCGCCGGGGCCAGCAGAACACCACGGTCGAGAAGCCGCCGTCGAGGGCCTGCCGGATGGACTCCTTTACCTCCTCATTGGGCACCGTGTAGGGTTCGTATCCGCCCTTCTCGGACGGAATCATCGGTTTCGTGTCCGAAATCCACCGGAAAAAGCCTTCCGAGCCGTTCCGCCATGCCGAAATCCGGGATTTCAGGTCGGTTTTTGCCATCTCAGGCCCCCATCTGGTTCGGGTAGAGCCGCCGCAATTCCTCGATCGACAGCGGGCGGTCATAGGTGGCGAACGATGCCAGCGGCAGGCCGTTCTTCCAGGCGCGATAACGGGTATCGCCCAATACCTCACGTTGGAAGGCGGCGGACTGGCGTTTCAGCCATTGCTCATAGGGCAAGTCCGCCGATACCGGCCCGAACTGGGATGCCTGCTCCCCGGTCGCGGCTTCGTCCAGGTCGATTCCCATCTCCCGGAAGGTCCGCAGCAGCGGCAGGGCGACGGAACGGCAAGAGGGGTGTCTGGGCGGTCGCGGGGCGTTGGGATCATCAAAACGCCACTCGGTGCCCGATAGGGCGGAGCATTGGCGCGAGGTGCGGCTGTCGAGGGTCGCCAAGAATCGCCAGCCCCGGACTAGATCCTGATTTGCCTCGTACAGGGCCATCTTGGCGCGGTTGCCGGTCGCGTTGATCGCGGTTCGGGCCAGCCGTTCGGCGCTGGTGCGGCCCATGTCATCCACCACCTCCAGGCGCTTCCGAAGCTGGGGGAAGGTTTCCCCGAGGGCGGCACCCTGCCGAAGCTCGGATGTGACGCGCGACATCACATCATTGGCCAACTTCCGCCCCCAGCGGGTCCACGACATACCGTCATGCGGCACATCGGCCACGAGGGCGAGAAGCTGGGGGTCGATCGCGGTGAAGTGGACCTTGAACGACATGGCGCCAGCTTGCACGGCGAGGGGTTCAAGGGCCTTCAGGGCACCGGCTACGGCGGGGGAGGCCGTCTCGATGGTAGCGGCCAGAGCATCGGCGATCCGGCTTTCCACGGCCTCGCCAAGAGTGCGCTGAAGCGTCAGGAGTTCGACTCGCATCGCAAGGGCGCGGGCCAGACTGAAGGGCGTGGTGCCGTCAGCGGTGCGGCGGCGGATTTCGGCTTCGACCGTCTCCAAGGCGGCGGCGATGTCGGCGGCGATCAGGGCCAGGGTGTGTTGGGCCAAGCCGTCAAGGCGAAGCTGGTGCCGCAAGAGGATGTCATCGGGGGTCATGGGCGGTCACCTCCGGGCGGCGATCATCAGGGCAAGGGGGAGGGCGACGTTTGGGGCCTGGGTCAGCACCAGGGCCACCACCAGAGCGTCGAGGGCGAGGCCGGGCCAGTCCATCCGGCGAAGCCAGCGGGGGGCGGTCATTGCTCGTCCCCCAGAATGACGGCCGCGTGGGCGTCAATGGTCTTGCCGGGAGTGATGTCCCTTGAGCGGCGCTTCGTGCCAAGCTGGGTAAGGACGCGCCCAAGGCTGTTGACGAGCTTGCAATACACGTCAACGTCCGCCGTGCCACCCGTGGCGATGGCGCATTCAATGCGTTCGCTCTGGATCATCAGGCCGGCGGCCCGCTGGATCAGCGCCCACTCTGCCGTGGATGGGGTTGCGCCAAGGTCGGTTGCCAAGTCGGCGCATATCGCCTTGTATCGCCGGGCCTCGGTCGTGCGGCCATCCACGGCCTTTCCGCCGATGACCAATGTGCATGGCATATCCACCCCCGCCGGATCGTTGGTCATTTCTGGCACCTCCGCCCGCGCAACACGGATGCAACACGGGTCTTCAAGTCATTGAAAATGAATGCGTATTTCGTGCCATTCAGGCTAAGAGCCTGACGGTCGAAGGTTCTGGCCTTCCAAGCGGCTCGCAACCAGACGGCGAGCGCACTGGTCCCCCGACCGTATTTCCTATTCATCGCGTTCGCTCCAATGCCGGGCCGGCTGGGCAGGAAGCGGGGCTGGAAGGTCGGAATAGCGGCCGGTCGCCGGGTCGTAGGCCAGGACAGCGGAACCGATCTTGCCCACCGACTTGTGTCGGCACTTGCGGATGAAGATCTCGGTCTGTGGGGTTGCTGCGTCGGTGACGCGGTGCACGACCACCCCAAGGTCAGCCTTGTTCGCCCAATTGGCCGAACCGCTGATGTCGTAGAGGGTTGGAACCGGGAGCTTGCCCGATTCCCGCAGCATCTTTGCCGGATGGGCCACGAACCAGACGTGGACACCTCGTTGTGCCGCGAACCGCTTGACCTTGGACAGGCTGGCCGAAACGTACTCGGTTTCGGTCATGTTCGAGGGGCGGCGGTGCTCGATCTCGTTCCATGGGTCAATGACAAGCCCTTTGATGCCGTAGCGCATGACGGCGGCAGCAGCAGTTTCAAGAACCCAGTCCAGGGTGGGGCTTTCATCGTCGGCCCGGATGAATGTGAAATGCTCTTGTACCCAGTCCAGGGAGCGGGACAGGTCCGCCTCGGTCATGCGTGGACGGGGGCCGCTCCAGAACGGGGTGCCAATGTGCTTCTCGACCAGCTTTGACAGATGTTCGTCTGGTGGGTTCTCGAAGCTGCACACCGCGAACCGCCACCCATGGGTGAGGGCCAAATTGACCATCACCGCGTCGATGAACTCCGATTTGCCGCTGTTCGGGATGCCGGTGACGACGGACAGTTCGCCGGGCCGGATGGTCAGGAAGGGATCGAGCGAGCGAAACCCGGTCGAGTGCGCCCGCTGGCGTCCGTGCCGGAACAGGCTGAAAACTTCGTCACGGAAGTCATCGGCATCATGAAGGGAGCGGATCGGCCAGGGTCGCGCGGAGGCGATGCACTCGCGCAACACGTCGGCGCCGTCGCCCACCAGAACCTCGTTTGCGTCCTTCCTTTGAGCGTCGTTCGCTGTCGGCCAATCAACGCGCCAGCACCGTTCCCGCCCCAACCGCCGGGCCAATTCTTCGGCCAGGGCACGGCCTGGGGCGTCTGCATCGGTGGCGAGGATGATCTTCTCGACGCTGGCCAGTTCATCGCGGCAGTTCCACACGTACTCGAACTTGGCGTCTTCGTCGGGATCGATCTCGCCATCCCGGACCTGTTGCGGGGCACCATCTGGCACCGACAAGACGTTGCTGAACCCAGCTTCCCGCAGGGACAGAACGTCCATTTCGCCTTCGACGATGATGACGTCCTTGCATCCTGCAATGTGGTCGATGCCGTAGAAGACCTTCTCGGCTCCCTTCTCCTGCTTGAACCGCTTGTCGCTGGTCCGATACTTGACGTTCACCACCTCACCGCCGCGACGATAAGGGAAGGCGATGGCCCCGATGGTGGCGCCTTGGTCACAACCGGGCATCCAGGTTTTGACATAGGAGACACCCGCCGCGTCGAGGGTCGCCGGGCTGATGCCGCGCTTGCCGAACCATCCGATCACACCTTCGGGGAGGGCGTTCGGGGTGAAAGCGGGCTTGACCGGCTTGGGCTTCGTCCGGGGGCGCGGGGTGCGTTCCTCGTGGTCGTGGGGGCCGACACCACCAGACCAACCACAGTTGTGGCACTTCCAGACGGCCCCGCCTTCCGTGTCCACCGTTACCGACAGGCAAAGGTCTGCCTTGTGCTTGCGGGTGTGGCTGCACTGAGGGCAGCGGATCTTCGCGTCGCCCTGAGTGTAGCGGGGCAGGCGGATGCCGTGTTCGAGGAGGCGTTCCGAAAGGCTCATATCAGCACCACCCGTCATCTTGCCGTGCTGCGATCGGCGCTTGCTGGTGGTCAGTCCACCGTTCTTGGTTTAGCCAGGTTGTCGCCTGGGCCACGTATTTCGGGTCCGTGCGAGCTTGCGCCACGGTGGCCGCATAGTTCTCGGCGCCCCGAATGATCGCGTCTGGATCGGCACCGTTCTTGATCGCCGCCGCGAATAGCTTCGCCGCCGGCTTGCGCGGGTTGCCGTGGGGGGCGCGACTGGGGTAAGCCGACCAGAACGCTTCAAAGGCTCGATCGATCAGACCGTCTGTTTTTGTTTTTTGGTTCATTGATGATTTGGGTGCACTGGGGTGCAGGGGTGAGGTGCACTCCAATGCAGGGGTTGCCGCTTCACCCCTGTACTGTGGTGCAGGGGTAGGGGTGCACTGGGGTGCAGGGGTGCATTCCAGTGCAGGGGTGCACTGTGGTGCAGGGGTAGAGGCGCAGGTGATGCAATAGATCACCACCCCGCGCGGGCCGGTTCCGACCATGGCAATCTCACCGGCCTCAATCAAATCGTGCATAATCACGCGCGCCTGCCGTTCCTTGATTCGGGCCAGCCGCGCCAGGGTGGGGACGGATGGCCATGCCTCCATCTGGTCGTTGGCGTGGTCGGCCAGAGCTAGCAGCACCACCAGGGCACTGCCTGACATGCGAGAGCGTTCCCACACGAGCTTTGATGCTGCGATGCTCATGGTTTGCTCCCGATACGTTCTTCATAGATTCGCCGCAGAGTTTCGATCTGCTTGGGCGACATCCGCCGGCTCCGCTGGGCGCGATCGGTCAGGGAGGCGACGAAGCGCAATTCCCATTCGCTCAGGAGGAGGCTGGCCCGCCGCAGTTGGGCCAGCATCTCGGCGGTGCCAATTTCGCGGCGCGGGGGTGTGCTGGTGGTCAGGGCGGCCGCGAGGTCATGCAGGTTTGCGCCGGCTCCTTCCAAGGTCCGCCGGATCGCTGCGACCGTCGCCAAAACCTCGCCCGGCTGGTCCGAGGACAGCATCGGGATCAGCTTTGCCAACTTGGGGGCGATAGGGGCGAGGGTGGTCATGGTGGGATCTACGGCGCCAGGGTCAGGCCGCAATCGGCGATCAAGGCTTCGAGGCGTCGGCGGTTCACAGGGCCGATGCCGGGCACCAGTGCCAGCCAGCGGCGCCCGAGACGAGCAACGAGGCCAAGGGTCCGAACGCGCTCGCCGAACATGATGTTGGCGACCTGCCAGGGCAGACGGCCTTCATCGGCCATGCGGCTCAGTTCAGGGGTGGTGTCCCGTTCGCCGGGCTGGAGTGTGACGCGCTGGGTCACAGCTTGCCCTCACGCGCGGAAATCCACTGAAGAATCGTCGATTTCCGCGCGCAGATGACCGAGCCCATCTTAAAGGTCGGGAGTTCGCCGCGCTCGCTAAGGTAGTAAATCTGTCGGCGCTTCTTGGCGTCGCCGAAAACGAACTGAGCGAGCGGCCCCGCGCCCCGGATCAAGTCGTCGGCCAGCGTCGTATGAGGTGAGATCATATTAGCGGAACTCATGCCAATAATTCCTTATCGAAAGTGAGTTGATTGAACTTGCAGTTTACTCAGGAGGAGTGATGTCGCGGATCGTCCGAAGGGCGCGGCGGATTGCCATCGAGGCATTCACCGATACAGTAACCAGAGAGTACCGTGAATTGCGCCAAGCCGGACTTTCCCAGTCTTTATCATAAGCGACCAAATGGACTGAACCGTCGGCGGTTTCCTGAAGGCGTCCAAGTGGGTTGCGTTGCCAGATTTCGGGGCTGGTCGCGTCTTCAACATGCGCAAATCCAGTGAAAAGGAGCGCGCCATCGTGGATTTCGATAACTGTATCAGTTTCCAGCCAGCGATCGGCATCGGACCAATCGACGAAACGGTCGTTCGCGCGTGGGTCGAGGTGTAGCCGCGCCAACTGGCTTTGGGTGAGGATCGCTTCGACGATGCGGGCGGCGGGGGAAAGGACGATGCCGGCCTTAGCCAGGGCTCCGACAATGGCGGCAATCATCAGACCTTGTTCGCCGATGGCACGCATCGCCCCGCGCCCGCTGCCTGTCTCGGCGGGGATTAGGTTTGAATCGACCAGAAGGCGAACGCTTCGATCCGGCAGGCCGGTTGCTGCGCCTATGTCGCCCGAGGCCCAAGCGCCCCATCGTGAGTTTTTCGGTCTAGCCATGCCCAAACATTAGTGGCGTTCACGCCATAAATCAAGTTGCTTTTTGTGGTGTGTGTGCCAATAATTGGTAAGGTTCGGAAACGGACTAGGAGAGTGCCGCCGCCCCGGAGGCACCCGAGGCGGCGGCCCACCCACCACAACGGAGGTGCCGTTATGGCAAGTGTTAGAAAAAGATCATGGAAGACTGCGACGGGTCAGGTCAAGACCTGCTGGCTCGTGGACTTCATCGACCAGAACGGCAAGCGCAAGGCGAAGCAATTCAAGACCAAAAAGGAAGCCGACGCCTTTGAAACCGACATGCGAGCGGATGTGCGGGATCGTCGGTACGTTCACGCGCACGATAACCCGACAGTCGAACAGGTGAAGGATGACTGGTTCGCTTTCCTCAACTCACGGCGAGCCGCCGGTGAGATGGAAGCCGCTTGCGTTGAGGATTACAAGGGCAAGTTCCGGCTCCACATTCTCTCGTCAGTCTATGGCATCGGGCGCGAGAAGATCGGCCTCTTGACCTGGGCACGGATCGAGGAATTCCGCCGCGACATGCTGGCGCACGAGGCGCCGGGCCGACCGGGAAAGAAGAACTCGGCTGCGAATGCAGCCAAGGTGCTGGCCGTCTTGAAGCAGGCCCTTAAATGGGGGGTAGATCATGGAGTCGTTGCGAACCACCCCATGGACGGTCGTCGTCAGCCCGCCAACAAGCGGCAGGCGGGACCAGGGGCGGCGGTGTCCGTTCCCAGCCATGACGCAGTGACGCGCATCATTGCCGCCGCCGATGCAGCCGACGCGCGCGCGAAGGCGATGATGGCAAAAGGGGGCACCCGGGGGAGGCCCCCGAAGAAGCTCTTCATCGATATGGGCCTCGCCGCCCGTTGCGCCGCATTGCTGGGCCTGCGGGCCTCGGAACAGTGGGGCCTCGATTGGCGGGCTGTTGATCTTGCGGCCGGTGTCGTTCGTGTTGAACAGCGCCTTGATCGCCGCACCCTCGATATCGGGGCGCCGAAGTCCGAGGCGGGCTATCGTGACGTGCCGGTGCCGCCCGACTTGCTGCGTCGCCTGAAAGAGCGTCATCTTGCTCAGGGGCGCCCGGCGGAAGGATTGGTGTTCACCGGCCCCGAGGGCGGGCCGATCAGCCACGACAACTTTACCGCGAGGCACTGGAGGCCCCTGTTGGTCAAGGCCAAGGCGCAGGGCACCCGCTGGCACGACTTGCGGCACTATGCCTTGTCAGCTTGGTTTGAGGCCGGTTGCTCGCTCAAGGTTGCTCAGGCCCGCATCGGCCATGCCGATCCCAATGTAACTTTGAGGGTGTACGCGCACGTTATTTCACGGGATACTGGTGAAGATGTCGCCGCTATCGAACAGCGGCTTGGTTAGAAGGAGGATATGAATGCCCGTCGTTCAGAAACTTCTGCGTTTGGATGGCCGCTTGAACGAGGCCCTCGTGAACCAGCACCTCGCTCAGGGGTGGAAGCTCATCCAGGCCGTGCCGCTGGGGGGCGATGTGGCGGTGGTTCTCGCCTTCATCGAAAAGGAACTGAGCCAGGATGAAGCCGATAGCTTCCGTCGCCACGCGGAAGAGGCTTATAAGGTAGCCGCCAAGGATGCGACGGCTGGGAACGCAACATAGGCGCAACATGGCGCACAGAGTGCATTGATTTTGCTGGTGAATTTGGCTGTTTTCGTCAGGCTCATAACCTGAAGGTCGCAGGTTCAAATCCTGCCCCCGCAACCAAAACGCAGAGACCCGCCTATTGAGGCGGGTCTTTGCGTTTTTGGATATGGGGAAGACATGGCGCCTCCCGCCTTCAGGGTATGAGCCGTAGGCGAATAAATTGGCGCATAGCCTGACTTTGACCGGACCTGGGATACCCCAGGTCCGGGCATTTAGGAAGGCTCAGCGACAATCCCCCGGAGGGAAAAAGGTCGCAGGGAAAAGACAGACACCGAAACCACTTTCGTTGTAACTCGCTCGAGTGCGAGATCTGATCCAAACCCCCGCAAGCTAACCCCTTGCGGGGGTTTCGTTTTTGATGTTTGCCATCTTCCTCTCATAAATTTCGGGCGTACCCCTCCGGTGTGGGCCGCCTTTTCGTCCGTCATTTGATCTGAGGTAATCTGGCATCGCTGCAAGCAGAGGTGTTTGCAGCACTGCTAAAGACGGTGCGATGGCTCAGGTTCATGTGATGACGGGTGTCGAACGTCGGCGCCGGTGGAATGACGATCAGAAACGGGCGATCATTGCGGCGGCCTTTGCGCCCGGCGCGGTGGTCGCCGATGTGGCGCGGCGTGTGGACGTCAACAGCGGCCAGATCTACCGGTGGCGACGGGAGCTGTGGTCTGAGGCGCGGGGATTTGCCGAAGTGGTGGTGACCTCGAGCGCGTCTCCCCTGCCTGGGTCGAGCGAGGCGGCGATCGAGGTGGCGTTCGGAGGAGATATCCGGGTTCGCATCCCATCGTCGATATCGCCGGACTTGGCCGCTGCCGTTGTGGCGGCGATGGTGCGGCGATGATCCCGGTTCCGGGCAATGTCCGGGTGTGGCTGGCGGTGGGGCGGACCGACATGCGACGTGGCATGAACGGTCTGGCGTTGCAGGTCCAGGAAGCGCTGGGGCGAGATCCCCATGGCGGCGACCTGTTCGTGTTCAGTGGGCGTAGCGGATCGATGGTGAAGATCATCTGGCATGACGGACTGGGGATGTCGCTGTACGCTAAGCGGCTGGAACACGGCCGATTCCTCTGGCCATCGCCGGCCGACGGGGTGGTGGCGATTTCGTCGGCCCAGCTCGCCTATTTGCTGGACGGGATCGACTGGAGAAACCCGCGCCATACCTTCCGTCCGAAAGGTGCTGGATAGGCTGGTCCGCCTTCATTTTTCGCGAGTCACCAGCCAGTTTTTCTGATTCAATCGAGGGATGGAAAGACGCTCCGCCCCTCTCCCGGACGATATCGCGGCGCTGAAAGCGGCGCTGCTGCGGGCCGAAGCGGAGTTGGCGGTGGCGAAGGCCAAAGCCGCCGAGGATCAGGCGCTGATCGCGCATCAGAAGTTGCAGATCGCCAAGCTCAACC